GGTAAAACCATCGGGCTTATAGATGGCTGGGTTGTTTACAACGTTGTCTGTGACCCTGCCGATATGCTGATCATCCAGATGACAGAGGAGAAGGCCAGGGAGCATTCAAAAAAACGCCTGGCGCGTACTTTCCGTGTCAGCCCCGAGGTGGCCTGCCGTCTCAGTCCTAACAGAAATGACAATAACGTTTATGACCGAACATTCCTGGCGGGAAATTACCTGAAAATAGGTTGGCCGTCGGTCAACATTATGTCCTCTTCAGATTATAAATGCGTTGCCCTGACGGATTATGATCGCTTTCCAGAGGACATTGGTGGTGAAGGGGACGCATTTTCCTTGGCTTCAAAGCGAACCACGACGTTTATGTCCTCAGGCATGACGCTGGCGGAGAGCTCCCCCGGTAGGGATATAACGGATATCAAGTGGCGGAGAACTTCTTCGCACGAGGCCCCGCCAGCCACGGGCATTCTCTCTCTTTTTAATCGGGGCGATCGGCGCCGTTGGTATTGGCCCTGCCCGAATTGTGGCGAATATTTTCAGCCCATCAGTGACACGGTTACTGGTTTTGCCGGTATACCCGATCCCCTTCAGGCCAGTGAAGCAGCTTTCATTCAGTGCCCTCATTGCGCCGGGAAAATTTTGCCTGAGCAAAAGCGCGAGCTTAATTCTCTAGGCGTATGGTTGCGTGAAGGCGAGGCCATCAGCGCAGATGGTAAACGTGACGGTGATCCGCGGCGCTCGCGCATCGCGTCTTTCTGGATGGAAGGGCCAGCAGCTGCATATCAAACCCTATCGCAACTGGTCTATAAGCGCCTTACCGCTGAACAGGAATGCGAGGCTACCGGAAGCGAGGAGACCCTAAAGACCGTAATAAATACGGACTGGGGGTTGCCATACCTTCCGCGGGCTGCGGTCGACCAGAACAGAGGCGATGAGCTGATGGCGCGCGCCGAGGATTACGGTAAACGGATGGTGCCTCCTGATGTTCGCTTCCTTGTTGCCGCCGTAGACGTTCAGGGCGGGAAAAAACGCCGGTTCGTTGTGCAGGTAGTTGGCTACGGCCAGCACGGCGAGCGCTGGCTGATTGACCGTTACAACATTAAGCAATCTTTACGCTGTAACGCCGATGGGGTGGCATTACCGATCGATCCAGGCGGTTATCCAGAGGACTGGGATTTACTGGTAAGCGACGTATTGTCGAAGGGCTACGCACTGCAAGAAGATGAATCCGCCAGGATGCCAATTCTTTGCATGGGTGTTGATAGCGGCGGCGAGGATGGCGTTACGGATAATGCGTATAAATTCTGGCGCCGTTGTCGCAGGGATGGCCTGGGTAAACGGGTCTATGTCTTTAAGGGCGACAGTACGACCCGCGCAAAATTAATCACCCGGTCATACCCTGATAACACCAGTCGCAGCGATCGCAAAGCCAGCGCGCGTGGCGACGTTCCTGTTTATCTGCTTCAAACCGACAGGCTCAAAGATGGCATCCACAATAATTTAAAACGCGAATCTTCCGGCCCCGGTTGCATTCATTTTCCTGACTGGATAGGCGAGTGGTTTTACGACGAGCTCACGTATGAAATCCGCGGCGCTGATGGCAAGTGGCGCACACCTGGCAAGGGGCCAAATGAGGCGTTAGATCTATTTTGTTACTGCCATGCTCTGGTTGTTTTGCGTGGTTATGAACGCATCAAAGACTGGAGTAACCCTCCGCGCTGGGCGCAGCCTCAGATGTTCAATGACAGCATGGACAAAGTGCCTGAGCCAGCCCCTAACGTTCAGCACGAAAGAGAATCCGATGCGCCAGCAGTGGCACCCCTGAAAAAAATTAAAACCTTTACGGTGAAGAAATGACCCTTACGGAAATAAAAGCCATACGAGATCGCGCGCTAAAAGCATATGCAGATGCGCTCGATGCCCAAAGCATGGGCATGAATGGTCGTAGTCTGACGCGGCAGAACATTGATACGCTGCGGGCCGAGTATGAACATTGGGATCGTCGCCTCCAGGCTGCCACCGGTACACGCAAATCCCGCGCGCTGGTCAGATTTACGGGGGCATGATGGATCTTCTGACAAAGGCAATACGGCACATTTCGCCGGGTTGGGCTGCGAAGCGACTGCGTGCCAGTGTGCAAATAAATGCGTATGAAGCTGCAAAACCTTCACGGACTCACGCCGCGAAGCGAGAAAGCCGGAGTGCAAACGCCGCCGTTTTTGGTGCAGGCGCGTCGATTCGCGAGCAGGCACGCTGGCTCGATGAAAATCACGTCCTGGGGATCGGGATTTTGGATAAGCTGGAGGAGAGGGTGGTTGGCGCCCGCGGCATCCAGATTGAACCTCAGCCGCTAACACATGATGGAAAAGTGCATGAGAAATTTGCCGCGGTGCTGGCGAAGATGTGGGAGCGCTGGGCAGAGTCTCCGGAGGTCACGGGTTGTTATAGCCTGGCAGAAGCGGAGCGAATGATGCTGCGATCTGCCGTGCGTGATGGTGAAGTTTTTACTCAACTCATCAGAGGCCCCGTTAAAGGGGTTACATATAACAGCAAAGTACAATTTGCCTTTGAAATGCTGGAAGCGGATTTTGTACCGCTGAGCCTGACCGGTACAGATGAAAATTACAACACGATCCAGGGTGTAAATCTCAACGCTTGGGGCCGCGCTGTTTCGTACAACGTCTATAAAAATCACCCTCAAAGCGGTCTCGGTTCCACCACTACTAAAATTATCCCCGCCGAACGCATGTTACACATGGCTATGCGAAAACGTCTGCATCAGGTTCGTGGTGTATCGATTTTTGCTGGTGTTTTGCAGCGCCTGGCCGACGTAAAAGAATACGAAGATTCGGAGCGCGTCGCGGCAAGAATAGCGGCATCGCTCGGATTCTGGATAAAGCGCGGAGATGCGTCGGTATACGGCGATGAGGGAGGGGGCGAATGGGTTGCGTCGGATGATAAATATCGTTCCTTCGAGATGTCAGCAGGCACGATTTACGACGGACTGGCGCCAGGTGAAGAACTGGCAATGCTGGAATCGAACCGGCCAAACACCAATATGCTCGGATTTCGTAGCGGCCAGCTGCGTGCCGTTGCTTCCGGCACCCGCACGGGATACTCGTCGATCGCCCGTGATTACAACGGCACTTACTCGGCTCAACGGCAGGAGCTGGTTGAAGGGTTTGAGGGCTATGCCGTTTTGCAGGAGTGGTTCGTGTCGCGGACTGCCCGTCCAATTTATCGCGGGTGGATCGATATGGTGAAACTAAGTGGGATAGAAATTCCTGCCGATGTTGACCCCGAATCTCTGCACGACGCCGTATATATGGCCCCAGTTATGCCGTGGATCGACCCGGTAAAAGAGAGCGATGCATGGAAGAGTCAGATCCGCGGGGGTTCTGCTACAGAAGCCGAGTGGATAAGAGCCAGGGGCCGAAGCCCGCGCCAGGTCAAATCGCAGCGTATGCGTGAGCTGGAATTTAACAAAAAACACGGTCTGGTATTTGATACCGATCCCTCAAATGACAAAGGAACAGGCAATGAATCACAACCGGCGAACGCTGCTGGCTCCACAGGGCAGCAGCCAAATCCAGGCGATGAATAATCACTGGTATGAAATCCGGGCGGCCTCCAACGGCGGCACCGGTGAAATCCATATCTACGATCAAATTGGTGGCTGGGGAATATCAGCCAGCCGGTTTTTAAAAGAGGTCAGCGAAGCTGGCCTTTTTAATGCCTCACAGATAGACATCCGTATCCATTCACCCGGCGGCAGCACGCTGGATGGTTTTGCAATTTTCAACACGCTCAAGCGACTGTCGGGGGCCATCAATATTTATGTCGATGGCATCGCTGCATCGATGGCCTCAGTAATTGCAATGCTTCCAGGCGCAACGGTACACATCCCATCAAACGCTTTCCTCATGATCCATAACCCCTGGGGCGGTGCGATGGGAGAGGCTGATGACCTCAGGGACTATGCCGATCTGCTGGATAAAAATGCCAAAAACATGATCGATGCTTACGAGGCTAAAACAGGCCTTGGGCGGGAAGAGATCGAAAAAATGATGAGCGATGAAACCTGGATGACCGGCCCTGAGGCGGTTGAGAAAGGCTTTGCAGATGTTTTGCTGCCAGAAATGGCAATGGCGGCATGTATTAACGATAACGTAACGAAGGAGTTTTCCAGAATGCCAAAGGCCGCACAACACTATTTCTCCCCGCGGGGAACTGCACAGCAGCCGCAGCAGCAACAGCCAGCTGGAGCTATCGACCTTGCTGCACTGGCTACCCAGATGCATAACCAGATGCAGGCCCGTGAAACCGAGCGCCGCACCGCGGTCACCGCCGTATTTACTGCATTTGCAAACCATCCGGGTGTTGCTGAGCTACAGGCGTCCTGTCTGACTGACCAGTTTTGTGATGCTGCCGGCGCACAACAAAAACTGCTGGCGAAGCTGGCGGAAGACACGACTCCAACAGCTGGCTCATTCGGTCACATTTACGCCGGGAACGGTAATCTGATTGGCGACTCTGTGCGAAATGTCATCATGAATCGTGCAGGTTGCGCGCAAAAAGAAAAAGACAACCAGCTGAGCGGCATGACCCTGATGGAACTAGCGCGCGCGTCGCTCACTCATCGCGGGATCGGCGTTTCAGGCCTGGATCGTATGGGCATGGTTGGCCTGGCGTTTACGCATAGCTCCAGCGATTTCTCTTATATCCTGATGGATGCCGCTACAAAATCGGCGCTGGCTGGCTGGGATGACACGGAGGAAACTTTCGATAAATGGACCCGCTCAGGTGAATTGCCAGATTTCAAAACGGGTAATCGTGTTGGCCTGGAGGCGTTTCCGTCTCTGCGTCATGTTCGCCCTGGGGCAGAATACAAATACGCAACGGTCAGCGATACCGGGGCTCCAATCACCCTGGCTACCTACGGCGATCTCTTTAGTATTAACCGTCACGCCATTATTAACGACGATATGTCGTTTGTAACCCATATCCCAAAAGCGATGGGGCGTGCAGCTAAAGGCACCATCGGCGATTTGGTTTATGCCATCATGACGGGCAATCCTCAGTTCCAAAAAGATACGCTTTTCAGCACTAAGCGCAAAAACCTGGTAAGTGGGGAGCTAAGTGTCGATGCGCTGGCGGCGGCGCGTAGTCAAATGCGACGCCAGGAGTCTGGTGGTCGCCCTCTAAATATCTCTCCTGCGTTCTTGCTCGTGCCGACGACTCTGGAGGCGCTTGCCGATCAGGTCATTAACTCAACATCTGTTCCCGGCACTGATATGAATGCGGGAATTCGCAACCCGATTAAAGGCATGGCAGAAATCATCGCAGAGCCGCGACTGGATAAAGACAGCGAAGACGCCTGGTACCTGGCGGCCCGTAAAGGGGCTGACACAATCGAAGTTGCCTATCTGGACGGCAACGCGGCGCCTACGGTTGAAAGCACCGAAGGGTTCACCGTAGATGGTGTAACGATGAAAGTGCGCATTGATGCGGGCGTGGCCCCAATGGACTATCGCGGATTGCTGAAAAGCACTGGGCAATAATTGAACGGGCTGCGGCCCCACTTTTTTAAGAAGGAATTATATGAAAAATTACATTGAGGCCGGCAACACGCTGGTCTGGACCAATGGCACCACCGACGATGTGTCATCAGGTGATCTGGTTGTGGTTGGGGATCTGGTTGTTGTGGCTGCGGGAGATATTGCAGTAGCTGACTCTGGAGTGTTGATTACGTCAGGCGTATTTGAGATTCCAAAAGACACGACGGAAATTGCTCAGGGTAAAACGGTTTATTTTTCGTCTGGAAAAGCTACTGCGACGAGCGGATCACCCATCGCAGGTAAAGCATGGAAGTTAGCAGCAAAAGCTGATTCAACCTGCTGGGTGCGTCTGGGGAATTAATATGGATTTTAATTCGCTGATGGCTGCGGCGGATAATGTCCTTATCTCCACTTTCAATGTTGGAAGTGGAGAAAAAAAAGGGGTGACGCTATGGCCGGGGGAAGAACGAGAAATCATTATTGAAGCCGTTTTTGATAACCCATTCTCTCGAATAGAAATCCCTGATGGCGGTGAAATCGCATCCAGCGTCCCTTCATTTGCCGCTCATGACCGGGACATTATCGGACTCGCTAAAAAAGACACGGTTAAAGCCGTTGATGAAGAATGGCGGGTGAAAGATATCCAGCCGGACGGCACAGGAATAACTACCGTCTATCTCTCTAAATACAAAAAATCCGCCAATGACAGACCCGGGAGCATGCTATGAGCGGTTTCTATGTCGATTTTGAAGACCTCGATAAGATCCGCGATTCAGTTGGCGC